CCTACTTCGCCGAGCACTTGGTCACCGGCCTCCTGCGCGGAGACACCGCATCGCGCTATCAAGCCTACCAGACGGGGCGCCTGAATGGCTGGTTGAACGCCGATGACATCCGCGAGATGGAAAACATGAATCCGCTGCCCGATGGCGAGGGGCAGGACTATTGGATGCCCGCCAATATGCTGGTTGCGGGTGCTCCTCCGCCACCCCCGGCGCCTCCACCCGAGGCTGCGCCAGAGGAGACGCCGCCTGCCGAAGAGGCGCCTACTGAGCGCAACGTGGCCCGTTCGTTAGACGAGTTGAGGGCCAGCGACGCTTCCAGAAGGCAGTTATCGGCCAGTTATCTGCCCATTTTCGCTGATTTTGCGACCAGAATCATCCGCCGCGAGCGTTCCGATGTGCTGCGAGCCGCCGAAAAGCACCTCCTACGCCGCGATGCGAAGGCGTTCACAGACTGGCTGGACACCTACTATAAAGACACCGCGCCTGCTTATATGGAGTCCATGATGCGACCGGCGATGTCCTCCTACGGGTTTCTGATTTCGGCCTCGGCGGCCTCGCAAATCGGCTTCAAGGGCCTGAAAAAGCCCGATTTGGAGCGGTTTACCACGGATTATGTGCGTTCTGCGGTCGGTGGACACGCTCTTTCGAGCCGCAACCAGCTGGCGCAGGTGCTCCAACAGAGCATCGATGATGAGACCGACTCACTCGATGCGGTGTCGGGTCGCCTCGATGAGTGGGCCGACAAGGGGCCTGACAAGATGTCCAGGATGCAGACAGTACAGGCCAGAGGGGCATTTTGCGCTTTTGCATGGCGTTCTGGGGGGGTAAAACGCCTGGTTTGGCACACTTCTGGGGGCAAAAACTGCCCGTTCTGCACGCAAATGGATGGGAAAACGGCGGGCATCGATGAGTCGTTTGTCGGCGAGGGGGACACGCTGGACGGCGGAGATGGGCAGGGATTGACGCCCTCGCGGAACATCTCACATGAGCCTTTGCACGAGGGCTGTGACTGTACGGTAGGGCCAGAATGACCTGGGTCCCCCTGCGTGAGCCGGGTACGGGCAAGTTGCTGGCACGTTACGACCCGGAACGTGATATAATCGAGTTCCAGAGACGCGGAATCAAGACGGTGATTGACCTACAACAGATAAAGGAGAGCGCCAATGAGCGACAACGAGATGGATCTTTGGACGGCAGAGGAATTGGGTGCACTGGCGGAGGAACTGCGCCAGTGTGAACCGGAATGGCGATGGCTTGCCCGTCAGAGGATGTATGACTTCTTCAACCTTGATGATGACAGCGTGTGGATCAGGGCAAGGACAACGGACGCTGTGCTAATATCGGCCTGGGGATCGAGAGAGTTGAGAGAGAGAACGCCCGGACTGATTAAGGCAATCGTAGAGGCTTTCCGAATGCAGATGGAGATAGAGCGGGAACTGAAGGGAGAGCGCCAATGAGCGACGAATCGCTAGAGAGAGCCAAGTGGATATTCGAGATGTGGCATCCGGACATTCGGGCAGATGACTGTAAATGGGTCATGCTGAACGTTGAGCGGAATCCCTACGGGGGCATCAAGAATAGGGAAGTACATGTACCTATCGCGCCCCCAGTGCATCCTTGGCCTATTCAAGACGAGGACCTGGACAAGCAGGTTCCATTCAGGAAAGAAGTCGTGACACTTCATCAGGCAGGGAATAATCTTTGGATGGGTCTCCTGCCGGCTACCGAGTGGAATCGTGCCGTTGTCTTTTTCGGATACGTGCGAGAATAGCGCTGAAACCATAACCTTATAGCATCGAGCGCCACAGAGCGCCTTTCCCGAACGCCAAGAGCGACGGGGAGGGCGCTCTTTTTTGTTTGGAGGCTGAACATGGGAGCAATCGGCATTCATCACACGGAAACTTCGACCGGCAACTGGGACGGCCCGGCCAACGAAGCGCGGCTGAAGTTGGACGGGACTGAGGCGTACTACCGCAGCGCCTATGCCTGGCAGGATGCGGCTGGCGACGCCTCGACCAAGGCCGCCTATCGCTTTGTGCATCACGAGATCGGCGCTGACGGCAGCGTGGGCGCGGCCAATAACCGCGCCGCCTCTACTGGGATCGGCGTTCTCAACGGTGGGCGCGGGGGTACGACCATTCCCGCCGCCCACCGGCGTGGGGTGTACAACCACATGGCCGCTCACCTGCGCGATGCAGAACTCGAGGCCCCGCCGCTGCGCTCATTCGCTGTACTGGTGGAGCACCGCGCCTACCAGATTCAAGACCTTGATATTGGTGACGCGAATGGCGCCCCACACATCCGTGGCTATGCGGCTGTTTTCGATTCACTCAGCTTGCCGCTGAATCTGTGGGGGCCGACGCCTGTGCGCGAAAAGGTGCGTCCTGGCGCTTTCGCCAAGACATTGAGGGAGTCCGACATTCGCGCCCTGATGAATCACGATCCGAACTATGTGCTCGGGCGCAACAAGGCCGGGACATTGGCGCTGAAGGAGGATGCCAAGGGTCTGGCCGTGGATATTACCCCGCCGGATACCCAGTGGGCGCGCGACCTGGCTGTCTCTATGCGCCGTGGCGATGTGAACCAGATGTCATTTCAGTTCAAGACCATACGCGACGAATGGGAGAATGGCCATGACGCAATGGGGGCCGAGATCAAGAACCATACGCTGATTGAAACCCGGCTTTACGACGTTTCCGTGGTAACGTTTCCCGCGTACCCGGCGACCAGCGCCGGACTGCGCGATATGTGGAGCGCAATGGCCGCAGAGGACGGGGACGATAGTGAGATTGAATCCATCGGGCAGCCGCTCCAGGTGGAGCACTTGCCCGCGGAGATAGTTACGCCGCCGGTTCAGACCGTCAGCACGCCGGCCCGGACGGGCCACCTGCGACGCGAGGATGTGCGGCGCATTTTGGAATGTTTCAAGGATGTCTAGGAGGTAAACATGGATCCGTTAGAGAAGATGCGCGCGGAACTGAAGCAGCTCGTAGCAGAGATGCGCTCTATTGTTGAGCTGACGAATCAGGAAAAGCGCGAGATGACCGATGGTGAGAGCACTCAGTTCCAAACCCTGACCTCTAGGGCAGAGAACCTGCGCATGCGTATCGATCACGAGATGACCGTGCGCCGGTTCGAGGATCAGGGAGAGGTATCCCGTGATGAGCCGATCAAGCCCATTCCGGGTGACGGTGAGGATCGTGCAGTATACGGCCAATCGAAGCGTTTCCGCTCGCTGGGCGAGCAGTTGACAGCCGTGATGAAGGCGGGCACCCCGGGCGGGGTTGTTGACCCGCGGCTGAGCACCCGCGCCACCGGCCTGAATGAGGCCGTGCCCTCGGAGGGTGGCTTCCTGGTGCAGCAGGATTTTGCGACAGTGCTGATCGAGCGCGCCTTCGAGACGGGGCTATTGCCCGCGAAGTGTCGGAAGGTGACCATCAAGGCCGGCTCAAACGGCATCAAGATCCCGACGGTCAACGAGACCTCGCGCGCCGACGGCGGACGCTGGGGCGGCGTGCAGATGTACTGGAAAGGCGAGGGCGCTGCCAAGACACCCACCAAGCCTGCCTTTCGGATGATGGATCTCGATCTCAAGAAACTGGTGGGCCTCTGCTACGCCACCGATGAGATGATTGAGGATGCTGCTGCGCTGGAAGAGATCATCATACAGGCGTTCAGCGAGGAGATGGGCTTCAAGCTCGATGATGCCATCATCAACGGCACGGGCGCCGGGCAACCGCTGGGCATCCTCAACAGTGGCGCTCTGGTGAGCGTGGCCATCGAGACCGGACAGCCTGCGGCCACTTTGCAGCCGGAGAACATCATCAAGATGTGGAGCCGCTGCCATGGGCGTAGCCGCCTCAATGCGCTGTGGCTGATCAACCAGGACATCGAGCCGCAGTTGTTCGCCCTGGGCATCGCCATCGGTACGGGCGGCTCTACGGTTTACATGCCCCCCGGCGGCTTGAGTGGCCAGCCCTACGGCACGCTCTTTGGGCGACCGATCGTCCCCATCGAGCAATGCGCTACCCTGGGCACTCTGGGGGACATCATCCTGTTCGATCCGAACCAGTACGCGCTGGCCGACAAGAACAAGATGCAAACGGCCAGCTCTATCCACGTGCAGTTCATCTACGACGAGACGGTCTACCGCTTCGTCTATCGCGTGGACGGCCAGCCGATGTGGACCTCGGTGCTGACCCCGTACAAGGGTACAGCCAATACCCAGAGCCCCTATGTGGCCCTGGCAGCCAGGCCCTAGGAGGTAAAATGAGTTACCCCTGGAGTCTCGTTCAGAACATGAAACTGGTGCAGGGCATCTACCCGCAGATCTGCGGCGCTGGGGCGCTGGACGGGGACTATATCAGTCTCAAAAACGCGCACAAGTGCTGGGTAGTGTTCCACCTGTGCACGGGTCACGGCACGGCCATCCCGACAACCATTGAGGTGGCCTCGGCTGTGGCCGGCACCGGGCACACGGCTATCACCAATCTCGTGCCGATCTGGGTCAATGCTGACTGCGCAGTCAGCGATACCCTGGTGCGCGAGGCGACGGATGCCGTCGCTTTTACCACTGCGGCGACCATCACCAAGCAGATCATGGTGGTCTACGAGATCGACCCGGCAGCCCTCACGGGCTTGACCGGCGGGGATTGCATCAAGGGCGTGATCGGCATCAGCAACGCGGCCAACATCGGCGCGTGCATGTACTTTATCATGCCGCGGTACCCGCAGGCGACGCCGCCGAGCGCGATCGTGGATTGAAAGTAGCGGGGGCGGCCCTACCATGAGCCGCCCCAGCATAGAAGGAGAAATGCTATGGGCTTCAATATTCCTGAAGGCGCTCATCTGGTAGATGCGCTGGGCGGATGTATCACCCTGAACGGTGGCTGGGATTCGACGCCGTTCGTCTCGCTGAAGAACGCGCACAAGGCATGGCTGGTCTTGGAGATCACCAACGCGACGGGCTTCGCTTTCGTGCTGACGCCGCTGAAGTCAGCGGTGGTCGCGGGAACCAGTCCCGTCGGCCTCACCGCGACGACTGAGGTGGTGCCGATCTGGAGCAACATGGACACCGCGGCCAGCGACCGGCTGATCAAGCAGACCTCGGCCATTGCCTATACCTGCACCGCATCCGCGAAGAAACAGATGGTCGTGTTCCAAATCGACCCTGGCAACTTGGGCTTGCTGGCAGGCGTTCCCTACGATTGCGTGGGGCTGCGAGTCGGGGCCGGTGGCGGGGCCACGGACTTCATCTCTGGGCTGTGGGTGCTGGAGTATCGGAATGCTGGCCCGGTGGTGAGCCAGCCAACGGCTGTGGTGGACTGACAAGGGCGTAGACTAGGGTAATCGCCCCGGTTCACGAGGCCGGGGCGCTCAAAAGGAGCGATTACACATGTTGCATGCGAGATGGATCAACCAAAACCTGGCTTACTGGGACACGCACCAGTGCCGGATCCTCGATGCTTGGGGGCCGACGGTCACCAAGTATCTCAACGATTTCGTCAATGCCCAACTGGTTTCCGCTGACGCTCCGCTTGGCTGGACCGTCACCCTGGTAGAGGGCGGCGGCGGCGAATCCACCATCACCGCAGTGGATGCGGTTGGCGGACAGATCCTGCTCACGACCGATGCCTTCGACAATGACGGCATCAACATGCAGGTCACCGGCGAGAACTTTCTGCTGGCGGCGGCCAAGCCCTGCTACTTCGGGATCAAACTCAAGATTTCCGAAGCCACGCAGAGCGACCTGCTGGTGGGATTGTGTATCACCGATACCGATCTGTTGGGCGCCATGACCGATGGCGTGTACTTCCGCAAGGTGGATGCCAGCGCGGCCCTTTCCTTCGTGCTCGAAAAGGGCAGCGCTGAGACCACCGCCGTGGTGCTGGCGACGATGGCTGCCGGGACCTGGTACACGCTGGAGTTCTTCTTTGACGGTGTGAACGTGGATTGCTGGGTCAACGGTACGCTACAGACCCGCCTGGCCATCACCAACCTGCCCAACACCGAGGAACTCACGCCCTCTATCCATGTCCTGACCGGCGAGGCTGTCAGCCACACTTGCACCGTGGACTGGGTTCGGGCGATCCAATTCAACTAAGTTGCCGCTGAAAGGAGCGATGACATGATGCACGCGAGATGGATCAACGGCAACCTGGCGTATTGGGATACCCATCTTCGTCGAATCGTGAACGCTTGGGGGCCGACGGTCTGCAAGTTCCTCGATGATTTCGTGAATGCTGAGTTGGCTGGGGCCGACGCGCCCCTTGGGTGGACCGTCACTCTGGTGGAAGCGGGTATCGGGGAATCCACGATCACGGCGGTGGATGCGGTCGGTGGGCAAATCTTACTCACCACCGATGCCCTTGAGAATGACGGCATCAATATGCAGTTGGCGGGAGAAAACTTCCGGCTGGCTACGGGCAAACCGTGCTATTTCGGGATCAAAGTCAAAGTCAGCGAAGCCACGCAGAGCGACATCCTGGTTGGTCTCTGTATCACCAACACGGATCTCCTGGCGGGCATGAGTGACGGGGCCTACTTCCGCAAGGCCGATGGGTCTACGGCTATGAGCTTCGTGCTGGAGAAGAACACCGGGGAGACTGCCGGGGCTGTGCTTACCGTGGCTGCCAATACCTTCTATATCCTGGAGTTTTTCTTCGACGGCGTGAATGTCGATTCCTTCGTGGATGGCGTGTTGCAGACCCGCATGGTGATGACCAACCTGCCCGATGATGAGGAGTTGACGCCCTCAGTGCAGTACCTGTCGGGAGCCGCGGGGGTCAAGACCGCAACTATCGATTGGATCCGGGCCATTCAATTCAACTGATAGGGGGGGGGCGATTGGGCACCCGAGTTCACGTCATCTGCCAGAACATCATGCAGGATCGTGTCCTGCCGAGAATGGCGCGCTATCTGCGCGATGGTCTGGGCTGGTCCGTGAGCTCGGGGCCTGACGGCAAATGCGATGCCGTGTACCTGCTGGCCTACTTCGAGGGCGACCGGCTGCGCAAGCTCAAGGCGTGGCCCAAGCAGCCGGTAGCGGCCTACTTCACCCACCGTGAGGAGGACGGCGGGGACAAGGCGCGCTGTTTCGATGAGATGGCAGGGAAGGTGAATCTGCGTATCGCCACCTGCCAACTATACGCCGGGGCGCTGGCCGCCCATGGGCTGACGGCGCAGTGCTCGCCGCCGCTGGACACGAGGATGTTCGCGGTCGCGCCCCGGCGCAATAACGGGCGGCCCGTGGTAGGATTCAGCGGCTACACCTATCCCAATCACCGCAAGGGCGAGGACCTGGTGCGCGGGCTGCTGAAGGCCCCCATCGCTGGGCGAGTCAGCTGGCAAGCCTGCGGGCGCGGGTGGCCTGTGCCGACGCAGAG